CCGTGTTTTCTTGCGTTTAGATACTTCTGTATCTGTGCAGAAAGTGAACGTGAATTGTAGTCAGCATACTTTGTAAGCATACCGATTGCATCTGTCAAAATTTTACTGTCCTCTGGATTCATCTTCTTGTATTTTATTGTTATTTAATTCGGCCGTTGTTTTTCTCAATCCTAACAACCCTGCACCGATACCCACAAAGATAATACTTTGTGTGATAATATCAATGTCTTTGTTAATGAATACTTTATCTAAGCATCCAATGAGAAAACATAAAGTTCCAATTGCACAGACCAATACACCCATAGTTCCTGAAGCACTTGTCTTCCCATCACTATTGGATGTCATCTGTGCAAAACTAAACTTGTTAAGGTTTAATATTTTCTTCATAATGTTTGAATAATCTTTGGAAGGCTAAGGATACGATATGTTTACCTGGTCCTCGTAATGACTTACCCTCTTTATGTTCGTAATATTCTTTTAAAATCTGTATTGCTTTGTGTATGTCCATATTGTTGTATTATCCAAATGCTAAAACACCCTTATCTCCATCGACCAAATCTCTAACTACATATCTAAGAGCATCCATACTGTGATCGTCTACCTCTACCACTTCATTGGAGAAGTTCCCATCCTTGTCTTCTTTGTATCTGTAAGAGCCTATCTCTCTAATCACATTGTGTGAATTTCGTGTAATATACAATTCAAATTCTAATATTTTAAGTATTCCGTAATAAATAGAATTAGCACCCTTTGTACTTGGCTTCATATTGAATACCTTTCGCAGTTCCGCTATTATCTCTGGACGTGCATTATCAGCAATTATACGTGTATTTTTTGAAATGTCTAATCGTATCATTTCGTTTTTAATCGTTTCACTTGTTAAATTAGACTTATACAACTTCTCGTTAATGTATAATTTCTTATTGGCCTTGTCTATTTTAACGTGCAATAAGACAGTCGGATCATTATAACCAAAGTCCATTCCATAACCATCCAATCCTTTCACCTGGTTAAAGTCTTCCAATGATATGCTGTTCCATTTAGAGAAGACCAATCCACCTTCAAATGGTTTTGGATCTTGTTGGTATAGTGCTTGAAAGGCTCTCGGATTTGCCACCTTAATCTCCATTAATCGTTTTAACGAATGCTTACTCTCCCATAGTGCCTCTCCTGGTTCCCTCACATCGTGTATACTTGTCGCACCTTCACAAATAGCAGGAAGGGATAAGATTGTCCAGGACTTATCGTGATTCATTCGTGATAATATCCGACCGCTCAAGTCATCGAGATTCCACCTGGTTTGTGTTACTATGATTTGTGAGTCATTGTGTAACCTTGTTAAAAATACTTGTGTAAACCAATCCCATACTCTGCTTCGATAGGTAATGGATTCTGCTTCGATAGCATCTTTGACCGGGTCATCAATGATACCAATGTCGGCAGGAGTACCGGTAAGTGAGCCACCAACACCAATGGACTTGTAAAAGCCTCTATGCTCTACTATCTCAAACATATCAGAGTTTCTCAAATAACTACCTTTAGCAGATGTCCTTACATTGCTTCCGTTTAGTGTTGTCTCTGGGAAGATTTGTTGGTAAGATTCATCATCAATAATCCTTTGTACATCTCTGTTGAAGGATGTCGCTAAATCGGAAGAGTAAGAGCAACCGATAATCTTTAATTTGGGATTGCGGCCCAATAGATAAGCAGGTAAACGCCTGGATGTAAGTTCAGACTTCCCATGTTGTGGTGGCATAAACACCATTAACTTCTTTATCTTACCTTCTGCAAATTGCTGAAGATAGTCCATAAGGAGATCGTGATGCCAGTTGATTTCGTAGTCAGGCTTTGTATATTGAACAAAGTCCCTGAAGTCATCACTCGCTAATTTCGCCTTTATTTCTTGTTGCTTTTGTAATAAGAGCGTCCATTGCTCTAAGTTCATCCTTACTTAGTTTATTGATATCTATGTTCATTTTAACAGCAGGTTCGTCATTGTCTCCAGAGACCTTTTGGTATTGTGTTCCCAACCTTTTCAGTTCATCCTCTGTTGCGTGTAACTTGTACCACATAGCAATTAAAGCAGGATTATCACTTTCCGACATCTTACTCTTTAGTTTTACTTTTTGCTTTACTACTTCACTCCATAGTGCTTCCAATATTTCAGTCTCTTTGTTGTATTCAGCATTATAAAACTGTGACTTTCGTATTGGAATATGTTGTATCAATTCCTCCAGTGTTAAGATGTGATTGTCTTTGATTGCTTTTACTGCATATTCAATAAGCCATTCTCTATCGTATGTCATTGTCTTTGTTTTTATCAGTGTTCATAATTGATTCGTACCCATCGAGCATATGATTACTAAACTGCACCTGGCAGATAGCCATTCTTTGCTGTACATCTGTATACTCTGCTGTCATTATTTCATCTGACATACATCTCTCGATAAAGTCTTTCTTTTTTTCCGTTGGTCTTGGTGTTGGTATAGGCATAGTTTATGGATTTAATATTATCAGTATCATTGTTGTTGCTATGGCAGTGGAACCGATCCCTAAAAATGCCAATCCCTTCCATAGACTTTTCCTTTTCTTTTCCTTTTCTAAGGATTGTCGCACCTGGTTGTTTATGATTTCTGCCCTTCTGTATGAATCAATCAAATGGTTAGTCTCACTCACCTCTATCTCATAGGCTTTGATTGCATCTTTTTGCTTTGTGATTGTCTCATTTAGCAGAATAGTGTGATTGTTTAGCATACCAATTATCTCTTTGCTATCGTCTAATTTACGCTTAACGTATTCAAGGGTATCAAATTTACTCAATACCCATTGTGCATACTGTCGATTCATTACAAAGAACGTATCAGTATTTATAATTTGTTGCCTTATCTCTCTATTTTGCCCTAAGAGCATCGAGGATAGATGAAGTGCTACTATCACCCCAGTTAGAATATATCTTCTCATCTTTATTTAATTTGGTTATTCGTTCTTTAATCTCTTTATCTGTTCTACTTATTTCGGCTTTTAGGTTGTCAATAGACTTTATTACCTCTATACGCTCTTTTCTCACATCAATCAATACTTTGTATAGGCTGTCTCTGTATCTATCCTCATAGTCGAAATACTGCTTCATATTATCCTCCTTCCTGTGCAATGAAGATACGAAAAATAACAGTAGGGAGTTGGCTATTATGATAACTAAAATTATCGTGAATGCTGTTTTGTAATCTGATCTCATCATTTTTCAATAGTTATTTCAAGTTCATCAATTTTATCCTTCATTTTTTTAAAGACATATTTGTTTACATCGTTTAGTCTGCAATCGTAAGAGAAGTCAACTGCTATTTTGCACAATGTTTTTATCAGGTCCTCGTATTGCTTCTCACTATTTACTTCTAAATGTACACCATTATCCTTATGACTGGCTATTACTTCCAGTGCCAGGTTGTAAATGTCTTTTCCTATGTCTTGCCTCATTGTTTGATTTTTGGATATTCTAAGAATAATGGCCAGAATAATCCTGCTGCAAGACAAGGTAGTAAGGTAATCAAAGCATAAGCGAATAAGTGTTTGTTCTTTACCCATCTTCTCCTATTGGCTAAGAATACTTTGATATTGTCTTTGAATACGATCACACCTGCAGCAATGGAAACGATAAGGTAAGCATACCAAATGGTTAGGATTATTGTCATAATATTAGAATCGATTATTAATTTTAGATATACTTGTTTCATAATTTAAGAATTTATTGTATTTTTGATTCAGAAAAAGTTCTTTTGATAAAATGCAGTCTTATTAATTGATTCACCCCACTTCCATTTGGTTGTGGGGTTTTTCATTACTTACTCTCAAGGAGAAATCTTGTACTCCCCTCATCTCTACCAGTTACTCTCACAAAGTCTACCTCTACCTTAGCAGAGTTTACAATTACTTGAGCCACATCGGCAATTGTTTTCGCTCTCTCTAATTCCATTGGATGTTCTGGATCTTGCAGTGCTTCCAGTGTAGCGAATAAGTGATTTCTTAAATCATCAATCTTGTTTCTCGGCATCTTGGATTCTTTTTTTAAGTTTTTTAATTAATTTATTTACATCTCTTAGTTCAGGATGATTATGCAGTGAATTTCTCAACATAATCTCTTCTTGTGTTGTAAGAAATAGGTTATCAATATCGCAGTTCAATCTATTGCCATCTTTGAAAGTAATAACGTGCTTGGGAGGAATTGGTCCGTTGTGCTGTTCCCAAATGTATCTACTTTTAGAAACCATTGGACCTCTTTCCGATACCTTTATAAAAAGTATTTTATCTACCGGGCAAATCCTTTCATATCCAATAGGCTTTGAATTGTATGGAATTTGTCCAGGCTTAAACATCGTATTCTTTACCCTTTCATAAACTTCAGGAGACATCTTTTTCCCTTTGTTGTGTGAGGATTGACCTTTATTAAATTGGTTCTTTTTCTTACTTTCTTCTCTCCTCTGCAATACTTTTTCCCCTATTTTAAGATCATATTTTTTGACTATCCTGGACACAGTACATACATTCATATTAAGCATATCGGCAATCTCGATAAAGAAATAATCATTAAGTAATTCCTTTACTTTAGTGATTAGTTCTATTGTTACGATTACTGGTTTTTTCTTTGACATACTTTTTATAATAGTCCGATTTTTAAATCTCTACTTTCCAACAATCTAAAATATTGAAGTACCCAGTCTTACCTTTATACCCTTTTACGTTGCAGGATGCTGTGACTTTCAATCCTTCGCTTACTGGATTCTTGTCTACATTATCTTTGTACAATTGTAGCGTGATAAATGTCGGATAGTCTCCCTCTGTTTGGATTGTGAAGTTTCTCTTTTTGAATGTCTCAAAATGTTCAACTGGTTGTACATCAACGATTGTCCCAGTTACTGTGAATTTACTCATTGTCTTACTGTTTTTAAAGTTTTGATAATAGTTACATCCTCTTTCGTTTCAAGGAATATCTTGTCTGTGAATCCAAATATAAACGCTGGATCTACATTGTATTTTTTACAATAATTGTAAAGGAATGACATCGATGGAAGATTGGTTCTTGTATACTTCCCAACAATATGAGAATATGTCCCCAGTTCATTTGCTATTGTCGATTTACTTATCCTTTGGTTTTTCTTTAGTTCCTGGAATGATAATGCGAATCTCTCGCAGATTATTGTCTCCTCTTGTTTAGCCTTCATTTTTGAATAGTTGTTCAGTTAATGTATTAATTGTATGTTCGCTCTCTCCGTTTAATTGCTTGGATATTAGTTCCAGTTTGTTTTCGAATTGGTCTTCTGTCTCTGATAAAAATGTACAGATTAAATCTTCTATGCAAGACAGTAGTGGATCTGTGAATTCTGTCAAGTCTATGCCAGTACCTTTGAGTGTGTTCATTTTTACTAAGGTTACAGACATCTGTCTAAGTGCAAATTTCACCGCTTGTTTTTGTGATTGTTTTTCCATTGGTTTATTGATTGATTTATTGATTAAGCATCTATGTCTTCGGCATACTTACATCCGAATAATATTAAAATATGTGACTGTCTTTCTACTAAATAGTGATAGAATTCCTTACATCTTTCCGCTAAGAATTCGATGTCTTGCTCGTTTCTTAATACTACCTGCTCTGTGTAGTTTAGTGGCTCTGGGTAACGTGGATCAAAAGATATAAACGTGCATTTCTTGGCTCCAGTAATCCACATATAACCTTGCATCTGCCACCAATAGTCCTGGATATATTCGTTTGTTGGTTCTGATATTGGATCAAAGGAGAAATCCGTTAAGTTCTTTAAATGGTTTGTCGGATTGTATGGACATTTTACCTCGATAATATGTTCATCGTTTACAATGCCATCTGGTCTTCCTTTGATATATGGAATGAGTGCGTGGTGTATACTTCTTTCAGGTGTAAGAACTGTCTCAAAGTTTTTACATTCAAATTTTTGTATGGCATATGGTTCGTATTCTACTCCGTGTTGAAGTGCCCATACTTTAAGTTGTTCCTTCTCTACTCCTAAACTTCCCATAATAATTTCATCAGCATATTCCAATGCAGTTTTGTTGAATGGATGCTGTTTACCTTTACCTATTATTTTGGCAAAGTTAGAAGGTGTGATGTACATTTGGTGTAGTTCCATTGGTTTTGATTTTTATACTGGTTGTAAATCGTCTCTGAATTTAAGTCCATACATAAGACCCATCATTGACATTTCAGTTTTACATTTGATTGCACTAAACTTTAACTTTTTACGGATTATTTTTTCTCCAAATTCTAACCACTCGTAATACTTCTCCTCTGTTATTGTGTATTGGTTATACCAGTCATCCTTGCGACCAGAAACATCTTCAAAGGTTAAGTCATATCCTGCCAGTTCAAACTGCTTGTTTATTAGTGTGACGACAACATCGTCTATTTTAGATTTTCTCATTGTGTTTCTTTAGTGAGCCTATTAATGCTATAAATTCCCAAATTTGATATTTTGTAGTGAATTCAATGACTGGATCTGTATTAAATAAAAATACCCTCCACCCTTCTTTTTCTGCTTCATCAGAATCATTAGAAATTAATGACAATCCGTTTGCAATATCTAAAGTGTAATAATAGAAATCGCCATCAATACTGACTTCCTTTTGGAATAATAAATAGAGTAAATTTGATTCTCTCATTTTTATAACTTTATGTAAAATTAAACAATATTATTAATATTCAAAACATTTTTAAACAAATTTTAAATTTAATAAGGCTAATTTAAAAGCATCTCTTTTATCCTGCTCTGTCTTTAGTCCTTTGTAATTAATCACCAGGTACTTTTCCTGGTCCATTATTGCTTGTGTTGTTTTGTGATCCCATTTAGTTCCTTTTGCCAATGGAGAGACTTCTTTTACTTTATAGTTTCCTGCAATTAGTGTATCCACTACGATTTGTGATACTGCCTGATTCATTCCGACATTGCGTGATTTTCTTGCCACTACTAACTTGGAGCCAGTAGTATCGAATGAGGCTTTTTGTAGATTTGAATTTTCTACACAAATAAATAATTCTTGTCTTGAATAAGCGTGATGTAAAAAATTAGCAAAGTTTAAAAAGTCTTTGAAGTCTTTCATTATTTCAAATCTCACTTCTTTTTTTGTGCATAATATTGTACAAACAGCAAATCCATTTTCCCTGAATGCAGGATCAATCCCTATAAGAATCATATAAGTATAGTTTATGTTTAATGATGTAATTGTGTACGTGCTTCCAGTACCCTCTCTTTGAGCCATATCCTTTCAGTTGGTTACAAGTTGTAACCGATTGGTACCGCAGTTGTGGATAATGGTAAGATAGGAAGAGAGAGTGATCCAGGTAAGAATGCCAAATAGTTTGGTAAGACCTCCATTTTATATTGTTTCTGTCTACAAAGTAAGTATTTGTAGTTTTCATTGGAGCACCTGGATAGTATTTGATAGCAAAATGATTGTTGGAATGTATAGATATGTTACTTTTCCCTCCTCCACTTTCGATTATTGCTTGTGCTAACTGTATTGAAGCAGGAATGCCAGTAATAGATTCCATTATTTTGGCTTTAAATATATTCTTTTCGATATAATTGTCACTTATAATAGACAAAAGTAACGTAAATAAGAGTAATTGCATATAATATTTATCATTTATAGGGCTAAGGATTCATCTAATCGTA